CTATTTTCTGTGATGGTTATTAACCATCCTCTTTTGAAAGAGATGAAAGGAGAAAACTTGTTTTCCCGGACATCCCCAGATAAAGATGTGCTAGTCAAATCTCGAATGAAGATTTTAAACTAATCTCAAAAAGTTATTACTTTTTGAAAATTGGCTTAAAATCATCCATTCAGTCCTCATGTTCCATACCGTCTCAGAAGTCTCCAAGAGTAGAAGTGTCAATTTTGACATCTTCCACCTTGAACTTGTGACCGGTAGGAACCTTTGGACGTAAGAGATTAAGAGTAGACAGAGATACCCTATGAGGGGTTCTTCTATCCTTATCTTCTTCGGAATATGATTCCAAGAATGAGACAAAACCAGTTAATACTTCAAAGTATTCAACTAGTTGGTTTAGACTCATTTGATCAAGAATCTCAGTAGAGATTGTATGAGCAAATGGTCTAATAATGTCCAATTCTTGGGATACACGGGCTAGATGAAAGTAAAGACTATCAACTTGGGCTTGATGTCATGTAAATCACATGAAATCATGAACCCAATATGATGGTCTTAAACTTTCATCATTGAACAATTCAGAACCAGAAACAGAGATTTTAATCTTGTTTCAACATTCTATTGCTCAATCAGATGTTAGTGGAGAACCACTACCATCTGTAGACTCACCGTGTAATTTCAATTCCAAATCTTTAATACGAATTTTAAGAATTTCTTCAATTCGGACAGTACCACTAGTAAGAACTATCCCTCTCTGATCTCATGAAGGTCAGGAGAGAGCTCTTACATCAATGGTTTTGTCCTTGAAGAAACCCTTAAGTAGAGTATTAACTTCCGATAAATTCGGAGTTAAATCAATTACTTTCTTGAAAAGTCTATTGAAATCTACACTCCCTTCATCTTTAACCAAGATGAAACGAAGTAGAGAATCAATAGGCATTTTCAACTGTTTTAAAGCAGTAGAAAGTAAAGCCAACATTGGTGCGATCAGATCTTTATGGTCATTACGTTTAAGTAATGGTCATGTAAGAACTGCTTTTCGCACCACTAAGGTTGGAGAGAGATTCAAACTTCTTCACTTTTCTAAAAAGTAAAGAGCGTCTGAAGTCCTCCCAACCATTGTTGATTGATTTTGAAAGAGTTGTTTTCAAGAAATCATGGAAACATCGATATCTTGAATTCAAGTCTTTTTCAAATACTCTCCTGCAGCCTTATTTCGAGAAACAACGGATTTCTTAAGGTTTATTTCTAAACCTAAAGATTCCATCGTTTCCCGATAACGGGCCGCAAGTTCGGGTGAGAATATAACAATATCATCACCTGTTAACTCATACTTATCATATCAAGTTTTACCGTTAGCAATCCCTATTTGGATTGCACAGTATTGAACTATCATATGATGAGTAAGAGCTAACATATTAAAGGAAGATAATGCTCCCATTGGCTGACCAACAGAGTACTTAACTTCCAAAAGAGTGTCGTTAGGAATAACAACACCTTTAGGAGCTTTAGGTACCCTGAAAGTCCTATCCGTAAGGATAGTCTTTCAAAGTTCACTTAAAGTCTTTGCATCAACCTTATGGAAACCCATAAGATTGAACAACCCTTCCAAAATAGGAACCTGTATTGAAATTGGAAGTCGATCAGTTGCGGCCGTAAGGTCATAACCGAAAGAACATCCAAATTCAATACTTTTTAATCTAGCTCTTTCATAAGAAAGATTTTGATTAAAGGTTCCATCATTTGGAAGTGCACGAAGAATTTCAGAAATTCTTTTGTGCACAGGTTGCATGATTGATTGTGTTCAACAATCAACCATTGCAAAAACTCTAAGTTTTCCGGCAGCTTCTTTAACAAATTGAAGTTGAC